CTGAGTCTCTAGAAGAGAAGGTTTACAAGATTATCAACGCTAGTGGCAAGGCGGGGATGATCAGCGATGAAGTGAGGGCGGCAATGCCAGAGGTTTCCTCGTACAGCTCTGTAACGGCTCGCTACAAGGCTTTAAAGGATAAGGGGCTTGTCTTGCTCAATGGTGAGAGAAGACCGGGTAGGTCGGGCAGGAATCAGTCTGTGATGATCGGGTATAAGCACTCAAACAGCTAGTTCTTTTTGTTCCACAGGTCGAAAAGCACTTTGACTTTTTCTTTTAAAACGTCAATTTCAGAGTGCATTTTGGCGAGAACAATAACGAGGGTAATGAACGCGATGAACATAGGCCATGTTGCGTTGGCGAACTCAATGATGCTCATTTCTACCTCGATGTTTCACATGAAACTATTTGTTAGCTACGCTTTTAGTCTTCTCATGAGTCCGCAGACCGCCAAGACCCAACATTCCTAGCAAAACGGTCATCAAATCGCCCATCTCCAACTTTGGCACATCTAGCCAGATGTCGAGGAAAGGTGAAAGGATAAATGAATACAATAACGCCATTCCGCATACCCAGCCGCAAAATGGCCTCCAGCCAGAGACGAATACAGAGGCGTGTGAGGCTTCTGCTTTGTTGATCTCTAGCTGACCAACCAACAGCGACAACTCGCCTGCAAACTCCTCAGATTTAGCCTGCGCCTTTAATTTGGCGGCTAGGTCTTTATCCTTGACGAATTTGTTAACAAATGTGTCTACAAGTCCTAATCCTGCCGTGACCGGGTCCATCAGTGATAGCTCCTGACAATGTCAGCCAGATATTCAGCGCGACTGGGAGTCTGGACCGCCCACTTCGAGTCAAGCATCTGCCTCGCCGCCTCTTCGTAATCTCCAATTCTGAGAGCAGACAGGAACAGCTTAAACTTTCCAAGACCGGCTAGGCCCATCTGAAACGCCATCTCAATCAGAACGCCGCACACTTCAGCGTCGAGATCGTCAGCCCACGGATAAATATCCCTCAAACTATCAGCGAGGTTTAACAGCCGGTTTTGCACGATATTGATCGACTCGCGCTCAGTGATCCAAGTCAGACCATGCCCAAAAGTGTAGGGTTCTGCGCCGCTCAGAGGATCCGGATACGGTCGGGCCTCAAAGCCTTCATGCTCGAGAACCCGACTTAACAGTTCGTTGTTGGCAATCATTAGCTGATAATCTTCTGCACAAATGGCGCAATCATGATCAGGACGGCGAGCGCCCACAGCTTACCGTCGAGTGCAGATAAACTGGTCTTGTGACCGTCTAGCCGCTCCTCGATGCGCTCGTAGCGCAGATCACACTGCTCTACATGCTTTTCTAGCTCGTGAAAGTAATTATCATCAGTCAGCAATTTATAGACCTTGACCCGGAGTAATGTAAACAGTCGCCGTCCCGCTTGATGATTTTCCTGTAAAAAACGCGCTCGCACCAAACCGCAGCACTTCATCAGTGCCGGGCAACAATGGCACAGAGGTAGCCACTGCACCCGCGTTAGCAATTGCCTCAGCAGATGTCGCGCCCACGCCCAAAAACACCGTCACGGTGCTGTCGTTGATGATCCTGTACTGGCCCGCGTCACTGTTGATCGTTGGTCGAATCGGAGCCTGCTGACCGGCTGGCGGTGTAGGCGTAGCAGCCGCAAAGGTGATCGTGTCACCAAGTGGCGCAAATGGGATTTGTGATGATGATGCCATTACTCTTCTCCTTCTTGGGCAGCAGCATAAGCAGCCTTCGCTTCGTCTGTGAATACCGTGTTCGCAATTGCTACAACGTCAGCGTCTTCGCCTGATAGATCTGCATCAGGTGTTAGAACGTGACGGTGGAATGATCGTGATATTTCTACGTCATCACGCTTGATGATCGATGCAGTGCGAACCTGTACCACTGGATAGCCAGCAGCTAGGTTTAATACCTCGATCTTGTCGTTCTTTACTTCTTCTGAAAGTGCCATTTTATCTCCTTGGTTTGGACTGTCCACCCTCTAGGGGTATTAAGGTTCTGCTGTCCATGTTCCTGTTTGTGAAACAATAATCCATCCGTCTCCATCTGGGTCAGCTTGTAATTGTATAGTCGATCCTTTTGTATTGCTTTGAATATATTTTCCATCACTTACGCCAAGCGGGAAAATTGTATCGCTCGCATTAGGATCAATTTGTAGCGTCTGTGCTTCTAAAACATGAAAAGTATAATTAAGTTTTTCTGAAGTTGCTGGAAGTGTAAAAATTATTGCTCCAGAAGCCCCGTTATTTGTCAAAACGCAATTATCTAACCGACTGCTTACTGTGAAGTTTGATGTTCTATCAAACCGCCACGGTTCATCTACAAACGATATATAAGCATCAGTTCCCGCTTGCATGAATGGAAGGTTTGAACCTCTTGGATAAGATGGATTGTTAAATTTTATATCGATTACCTGAACATCAACCCAAGGCTGGCCAGCCGCGCTATTAATATAATACGGGGTTCTTGCTTGGTCATCAGTAATTGTAATGCCTTTTATATAAACCCCGCCCGGATTAGGATAAAAAGTAGCATTGTTGTTTTCAAGAACAAATGGGCTATTTTCTGTTAGACCGACAACACTGGCACAGTTGATTATTGACATATCATAAAACTCAACACGCTGTGATACTTTATCAATGTTTCGAATATAAAGGCCATGACCTTTTGTGTTTAACGATGTGCAATTTACAAACTGCAAACGGCCATTAGATGTAAACGCTGGCTTATGATTGATAACAGCAAAGCCTGTCCCTGACTGTGAACTGCCAAAGTTCCCACCAGCTGGTAATGCGCTGTCCTGACGAGCAATGCACCCTGTAAAAATAATATCTACGTCATCAGTCATTGGTGTTGTATTGCCGCCTAGTACGGTCATAAAGTTATGACGATAATTGTCAACTGCCTCGCAATTTGTAAAGTGGATAGATTTCAAAATTGACGAGCCACCGCTTGGCTCTACATCTACACCAGCTTCAGGTTCTTTTCCGTTGGATTTTTTAAAGACGCAATTTTCAGCCCAAAATCCGTCACAAGTAAGAACCGACAAGCCGTTTCTCATGTTGTTGTAAGCAACACAATTACTCATCCAAATGCGCTTGCAATAAAACGGATTATTATCATCCGCTTCAGCAACCATAAACCCATCGCCACTATGATCTTCGCAATAAACGCTATCTATCCAAATATTTTCTGCGCCAGTCATAGCCACACCAAAAGAAATAAGGTTTGGATGCACACCTTCCCTTGATCCTTTTAGCACAACGCCATTACCATTAATGACAATATTGCTAACTTCGTTCATTTTAAGAATTGCTTCGCCAGTTCCAAATGTTCCCGATGCTGTTTGAATAACAGTCCCAGCTTCAAACGTAACTATCGTGTTAGACTGCAACAAAATATCATTATTAATTAAATAATAGGCACCAGTTTGTTTAGGAATAAATAAATTGCCGCCAGCCGCCGCCGCAGCCGCTTGATTAAACGCAAACGTATCGATTGTTGTGCCATCACCTACTGCCCCGTAATCCATGACATTGACAGCGCCATCGTTAATCATGCGTGTATGAACTTTTGTTAGTGCCATAATATATTTGCTCCTACGCAGACGTATAGGTTCCAGAAACCAGTAAAATATTTGAATTTATACCAGTTCCAAGATCTGATGGCTTCAAGTTAGAAGTATTGCCGTCAGCAGCAGTTTGGTACATGAGCTGCATCCCTGTCTGACCACCCCCTCCAACAAAAGACATACTGGGATTTTCGCCAGCAAAGGCGCTTGTAATGCCAACGGAAAAAGCAGAATGCCCATTAATTCCAGTTGATGCGGTTACTGAGGCAAATGGAAGACCTTCGATAACAACGTCACCACTTCTTCCAACAGTGTTATCAAGCGCATCTGTTCTCATGTAACATTGAATGTGGACAACATTACCAATTTTAGTATATTTACCGCCAGTTAGCGTGTCATACGTTACGCTATTAAATGCCCCATCGGTGGCTTGCAGGGTAGGTGTCCAATCACCCTCCTCGTAATCATCGAATAGCTCGCTAGTGCCAGTGCCAGCGGTAGCAGAGAAGTCGATGCCAGAGCCGGATGTACTCATAACGAGGTTGCCAGTTGATACCGCGACATCCCCACCAGTGCTGATATTTAATCTAGTTGTGTTGTTTGTCTTTAACAGAAGCGGGGCCGCTGTTCCTGTCACTGCTAATATTGCGCCGCTCGCATCTCTGCCGATGTAATAGTCTGTTGCACTACGACCTGCGTACAGCGTATAAATATCGCCAGCACCACCGCTAATTTTGTGGTTCGCATCGGTAGTGTTTACCGTAAGCGCCGCAGTTGTAGATTGGCCGGTCACATCGAGGTTTACAAAATTACCGTCTGCGCCACCCTCAACTCTCTGCCATACGGACCCGTTAAACGCAGCCCAATCGCCTACGCCCCAGTTCGTAATACCATTCAGGTCAGTAGTCCCAGCAACTGATACAACGTAGTAATCGCCCTGAGTACCTACGCCAGACGCAAGTGTCGGGGTGTTGCTTGTTGCGTTCCATGTGCCCTTGTAATTCAATGCGCCTAGAGCGTTTGCAACTGAAGATACTGTTTTTAACATTTTATTTACCCTTTAATTCTGTTATATCAAACGGGAGTGTTTGCTGTAGTTCCTGCTGCATCTTTCCACACATCTGTTGCCGCCGCTCCAACAGCAAAAACGGGCTTACTAAGAGTAGAATTGTAAACTTGAAATCCTGCCTCTTTAAACTGTGATGTGTTCATCGCATTGGTTGCTGCATTTAGCTCAGTGCTTGTCGCAGTAAATCCGTTTGCGCCAGTGCCTGTGCTGTTAATTTTCTTGTTGCCTTCGATCAGATTGTTGTTTGATGCTGCCGCAACATTAAAATCCGCTGTCGATCCTGACAGTATATTGTCTAAAATCATGTTGTCATAAGCACCGACGAACGCCTCAATGCCCACATCTACGCCCTTGATTATGTTACCTTGAATGATCGTGTTAGTGCCTTGGCGTAAATACATGCCCCAACCAGTAAAGTTTTCAAACTGATTGTTGGTAATGATATTGTAGCTTGGGACGCTTGATTCTCGCGTCTCGTACAAGAATCCACTCTGACCGTCTGGGTCTGGACTTGCCGCGTGGCCCGTAAAAACGTTGCCGTCCACTGTGTTGTTTGAGCCGCCAGAAACATTTAGCGCAACGCCACCAACTTCATGAACTCTGTTGCCAGAGACTACGCAGTTATCGCTCATTTGCAAATCTATGCCCCGTTCTGCAACCGATGATGATCGATACATATAGCCAATATTAAATATCTGATTGTTGGTGATGCTAATGTTCCACGGATTATTGCCGCCAGTAAAACTCTCAGTGCCAATTCCATTTCCGCAATCGAAAACTGTGTTCGCGTCTACAGAGACATCTTGGCAACCTCGCTTCAACACGATGCCATTGAACACACAACTTTTGATCACGTTACCCGCGACTAAAGCGCCTTGGCTATCGCTGCTCGATGGATCAGCGACTAGAGTGCCGTTCACATAAATACCTGCGTCTGGTGCTGCTTCAACATAGTTGCCAACACACTGACCCCTGTTTGCATCGCTGAACATGATACCGCTATCGGGTGGATTAAAGATGCGACAGTCTCTAACAGTTCCGGCAAACCCAGTGCAGGTTATCGCGTCAGCAACAGTGAACGCTGTATTGTTTGCCTTGTTGCCTTCGATAATCAAACCTTCATACGTTACCTTTTCACCCGTCAGATTATAAATAAGATAGTAACTCACCCCACTATCTACAGCAGTGTTATCCTTATACTTCAGGATGCCGCCAGTTCCTTTGAGCGTGACCTTCGTTTTATTCTGAATTGATGTAAAAATATATTCGCCAGCCGATGGCGGGATGATGACTTCGCCATACGTTCCTGTCGCTGAAACAGCATCAATAGCCGCCTGAATAGCCGCAGTGTCATCCGTTGAACCATCACCGACAGCGCCAAAGTCCTTGACCGACACTGACTCTCGCAGCTTAGACTGAACGCTCTGGTTTACAGCGCCGGTCCCGCCTTGGTTGTAGCTTACGTTAGAAGAGTCAACAGTACCCAGACTCGCAATCGAGAAACTGACAACTTCAATCGTGCTGAGATTGGGTGGTGCAGTAGAGAAGTTGATCGTCGCGCCTGCGACAGCGTAGGTATCCTTCTGCTGATAAACACCGTCGATGTATATCTGCGTATTATTTTCAGCAATCGGTGCAGCGGACAGGGTAAACGCGGTCTGAGATCCTGTGCCGGTAAAGTTTTGTACTGCCACATTGCCGGGTGATGTCGCAGCCCATACGCTGCCGGTCCACACCTTCAGCTCATTGATCGAGGTGTTAAAGTAAAGATCGCCAACCTGTAGCGGTGTGCCGTCATTTCTAGCGAGAGGATCGGTCGCGTGAGCGCCCTGATACTGCGTAATATCTTCGACGGTGTTAGTAACGTTCGTTATAACCGCGCTAGGCGCATTGTAGACCGTTACAAGGTTCTTATTCTGTACGAGAATGGAGTAAGCCGCCCCAGTGTAAACAGCGGCAGGGGAGCCGTCACGCACGATATAACCGCCGGAAGTTCTTAGCGGTTGATCAGCGGGTATCTGGAAGTCTTGGTCCCAAAACGCGCCAGTGGGCGCAGTGATAGGGTTTTGATATTCCAAGCCGATGTAGACGTAACCATCGTTCAGGGGGCTGCCGTCAGTGTCTGAATAGTTGGGGTAGCCCGGTGTTATACTGATTGCGGTCATTCTGTTGGCTCCTTCAGAGCATTCTTAATACGATTTTACGGTTTTTTGTGCGCTCAGGCGATTGTTTTATTGCTCGACCAATGCCGTTCCCGGTTGCTTAGGTTTTCGCCGCTTTAATATTTCTTCTATCGACTTGATGGCATTTTCTTCGTTTATACCTCTGACGGCCTCTGTTACCTCTTCGGCGAGTGTAATAGCCTTCTCTGCCGCGCTACTGCGAGCAAAATCAGAACCCTTGCGTAAAGCCTGCTCAATTTGACCCTTAAAAGATCCAGTTGCCGCAGCACCAAACATTCGGTCAAGCTCATTAACAAAGATAATCTGGTTAATAAGGTCATCCTCAATCTTTAGCCCATACTTTTTGGCGATCATCTCGACACCATCTATCGCGTCAATGATGGAATTTCTCGACCCGTAGTTTGTTAATACTTTTCTTAATGCAGTGCCAAACGCGGCATTAGACCTGTCACTCTCAAAGTTTACTGCCTTCCCAACAGCATCTTGTATTTGCTCAAGCGCAGTCAAAGACTCTCTGTATCCTTCATTGGCTTGTCGGTACTGAGGAAATTCATCGCCAAGCGCCGTATTTAGGTTTCGCCGCAATGACTTAACAATGTACTCAGCCTCTTGCGTTAATGGATTAAGTCGCCTTTTGCCGTAAGAGACCTGAGTGTCCATATACCTCTTAGCTCTATGAACACCGTAGGCATCTGGAACCTTAGTGTCACCCAGACGTTTTAAGATGCGATTTAATAACGCTTCTCCCACCTCGTCACCCTCGATGTCTGATCCTTCTAAATTAACTTTGAACTTGCCATTTCTACCTCGCTCAACGGATATGCCGATGTCATCTAGATCACCAATAAACTGCGCCATTGGTTGTTCGTAGTTTACTCGCTTGCCCGGCAGTTGCGTCTTAGCAATGTTTTCTACCTGCTTGCCGCTCTTTGTTTTTTTATCAATGAGAAAATTAACACGCTTCATCATTGATTCGCCAATGACATCTGAAGGGCGATTTCTAACAGCAAACTTTTCTGATCTCCTGCCCAGCTTATGGATTCTGAGAGACTTTTCCATTTGTCGCCTATCGAGATCGCTTGCTGCCTTTATTGAACCCACCACCCCTTCGCGCCAACCTTGTTTCAAGGTTTCGCTTGCTAACGGATCGGGACGTACCCTGTCGTTTACTATCTGAAACTCGACAACGTCAGATCGATCAGGTTCAGCTTCTAGGATGTTTCTGGTTTGCTGCATTCTTTGCTGTTGTATTCTTTCCATCTGGGCTGTAGCCGCCGCTGCCGTTTGCTTAACCGGCTCGACAACAGCCTGAACAACGGGTTCTACCGCAGCCCTGACAGGTTGAGGAACAACTATGTCCATCGCAGTAGGGCCAACCTCTCTTACTGCCTGACCCGTCATTTGCGCGACTTCAGGTGCGCCACCCGCCCGAACAGCTTGCCTCGCACCAGACAATGCCGCAGAAATTGTGCCAGCAGAACCCATCGCAGGTATATATGCAGGGATACTTGATAGAGGTTCCGAAACAGCTTGTAGGTATTCTTGGCCAAGCTCGCTTTCAGGCATGCTAGTGTATTTAGCGCCGGTCTCCATAGCTTTTTGTTGTATGTATCTTGCCGCTTCAGGGGTTCCAAATTCTCCAGACAGTATTTTCTCCGTGAGACCTGCTATCGTCCCTCTTACCTGTCCACCCGCTCCCAATGTCATTCCTGAAAGCATCGTCAGGAAAACTTCTGAAGCAGCCGCCAATTTTTCTTGAAACTCAGGGTCTTGCTCTATTTCAGGAGGGAGTGGTGGCGGCATTATTGGGCTACCGTATGCGTCGAGCATAGGAACCTCAGACTCAGCGGCCATCATCTGCTCTTCTAAAGTCCCGCCTGTAACGCCAGAAGGCTCCAGTACACCCCCTAGCTCTTTCGCGATACCATCATAGTCGATAACCTCTTCAGGAGCAGTTTCAACGACATCTTCTTCTAAAACGCCGCCGTATTGTTTTGCTATCCCTGCATAATCTATGGGCATTTTTTACGTCCCCGTCTTTCTTTTATATTCAATCATCGCTTCTTCACTATCGAAAAAATAGGTTCCCAAAGGAGTTTCAACCTTAAAAGTTTCAGCGACATCAGAAGATTCAGCTAGTTCACCAGCAGCCTGACGCTCAAGAGTAGGAATGTCACCGTACTTCTTTTTGATCAATCCTTGGTTAGCAACCGCCAATTCCTGTATCTCTATTAAATTGTCGAATGCCTGTTGCGGACCTTGCCTTAAATCAAGACTACGCATAGCGGTTTCTAGCTTTGCACCCTCTCTGTCAGACAGCGGACCCGTACCGCGCATCAAGGCAACCTTGTCTAAATAAATCTTAGACTTTAAAGTATCAATCATCTTCTCAAAATTAACATTTTCTTGCTCCAAGCTTGGAAGTGCGCCAGATATGGTCCCAAAAACTTCATACATTGCAGAATCTGGGTCTGTAGGGCTACCACCAGCTTTTAGAATCTTGTTAATAAATGTTATCAGGTCATCAGACCCAGACAGTGCATTGTTAACATCATTGATCTTAGTTTGCGCCTTTTCTTGTGCTGTATTCTTCAGGTTTGCTATTTCTAACTGTAACTTCTCAGCGGCAGCGGTGTTTTTAGCCTTTTCTGCCAACTGTAGTTGTTTTTGACGCTTGGCTATCTGCTCTAGTGGGCCGCGTATCTCCGAGTCTTCTGCGACGAGTGAATTAATGTCAACACCGGCTTCTGCCATTAACTGAAACCCTTCAAATTTGTTGAATTTAATCTCGTCTTGCAGCTTTTCAACCTTTAACTTCTGCTCCGCTCGCTTTTGTGGGTCTAACGCAACAGCCCTAGCCTCTTCGCCTCGCGTTTTCATTGCGTCAAAGTATTCCTTACCGCCGGGCAGCGTAGCAATCCTCGCGCCAACCATAGCCTCTGCCGCCTCTGGATCTGTTCTAGCAATCTCTCTAGCGTCTGACCACATCTTATTTAGTGCGGGATTACCTTTAGTGGCATCTACTCGCCTAGCAATAATTTGGTCCACCATCTCAAAATCAGTCTCACCCAGAAGGCTTCCTCTCAACGCCGTATGGATTTGTGTTGCGTCAAGAAACGAATTTTGCTGCTGCTGCTCTGACATCGAGTCGAATTGTTGTTGCGCTAATTCAGCAATTTGTGGATTTATCATGCCTAATCGCAGGTACTGGTCTTGCGTCCTGTCTTGGACGGGTATTGCAAACATGGCCTCGATAAAAGCATCGTCGGATGCTTTTTTAGCAATTGCAGCCGCACGATCCTCTCTAGCGTATCTAGCCTTCTGACCGGCAGCGCCAACATTAAATGCCTGACCAAAAGCCTGTAGCGGACTTGGTATGTTTAACGAATAGTCGTATGGTTGTGCCATTGTTAATTACCTTTTTAAAATCCTAAAAATTCGCCCATTGTCTGGCCTGATCCCGATGCCATGCCTTGCAACTGCAAGGGCAGATTAAACAGGTTGCCCATAGCTTGACCCCTGCCAAGTGCAGCGCCAGCTTGAGCCTGACCAATTTGCCCGTATAGGTTGCCAATGTTTGATGCCGTACTCTGACCAAATCCAGCTTGACCGGCAGCAGATGCCTGACCCAGTGAAGTCAAACCGGCTAGATTTTGATACTGACTCTGAATCATGTTTTGTAGCATCTGGGGTCTAAATTGACCCAGTGCCGCCTGAATATTGCCACCGCGCAGGCCACCAGTAGCAGATGCCGTCTGAAGGATTCCCTCTTCGCCCTGCTTGACTAAAGACTGAAACAATGGACCCTGCTCTATGCCTGAGTACGCTTGTTGCTGCGCCTCTGGACCCAACAGACCAAGGATTGCCTGCTGCTGCTCTAGGGAACCTGTGCCTGCGGCAACGTATGGGGCCATTAGCCTTTCGGTCGCTAATCTCGCTTCCCTCTGCTCCTGTATGCCCATCTCTGCCGCCTGAGTTTGGGCGCGACCCGCCTTGCTCGCTGATCTCGCCTGAACAGCAGAACTCGCTATACTGCCTCCAATAATTGCAACCGCTGGATGTGGCATTATGAAAACTCCTCTAAATAATCTTCGTATTTCTCGCCGTACATTCGCATGATTAAGTGTGCGCTTTCTTTAGCAACCTCTTGACCATGACAGAGCTGTACAACAGTTAAAATAATATCGTAGTAACCCGCTCTCCACATAAACGACCTAGCGTCAGCATCGCCCTCTCGCTCAACGTGGTCTGATGCCTGCCACTTCAGTATAGCATTCGCCAGTAGCGGCACTAATGTCGCGCTCTTCTGAGCAAAAAATGCGTTGGAATACTGACCAACCATCATGTGCCATAGAACGTGATCTAAATCCTTTCTGTCTACTGGGTCACCGTCTGCGACATCATCAAATAACTGTATCGATCTGTAGAGGTCGATTAGCCAATCAGAAGCCTCTTCTGGCAGGTACAGTACCTCTGTAAAGTGACGCTTCAGCCAATCTATGTCGCTCAAAATATGCCCTCTTTTAGCGTATTGTCTCACATATTGCGGCCAATTCAATTACTAGCTTATTTCGCTGCCGGTCGCGCTAATTACTAGCGAACTAGCCGTACCCGCAGTCGTGACAATCGTCGCGCCGTCTGGGATCACCTGACCAACCAATTCCGGACAGGAATACGTCTCCCTGATGCCAATCGACCTCGCGTTTATCACCGTGTTCGATGCCAGTGGATTACCGGAAGAATTTGCGTTGGGCAAATAAACTGTAATCAGCGTGTTGGCCGATCCAACGTTGGTTACTGTAAACTTATCGATGATCGTCGTTGCACCTGTCGCGGTGTACTGAATCGTCGCGGATGTCTCAGCGAGCTTCCTTGGGATGATGTTCGTTACTGTGATAGCCATTACTGTTGTACCTGAGTTACTGCGACCATGAC